TGAGTATCGTCTGATTAACGCGATGAGCGCACTCTGTTTCATTTAGATTGCCATTGCGCTGTACGGATACGCAGGGACTTCACGTTTCACAATCGACTTAGTGACTTCGTCTTGGACATAGATGTCTTTAACCGCATGTTCAAGCACTTCCACTAGAAATGCCGGTACGATCACTTCCATACCGCGTTTAACTAACCACGTCTTACCATTAACCGAGATAGGCACATCAATAGATCCCGTATCACCTTCGGTTTTGTGAATCATGAGTTTAACTTTTTTATCAGCAACAACCGGCACAGTATTACTTGCATCGCGGATTTGCTTCTTTATAGAATCTATACTGAAGCGAGCATTAGCGTCTACTCCGAGTGATTTAGCATGGTCTATCAATTCTTCTTTGTTCTCTGATGTTTCAAAATCAAGCATGAGCTTTCCTTCTTAAGTAAAAAAAAGGGTACCTATTGCTAAGTACCCTCATTTGTTTAACGATTAAAGTGCAGTCGCGCCTACTTCAATGCGCGCAATCCAATTTTCATTAAGAATTTTGGCAGCGAAGTAAGTTTTCCAACCTACAAAGCCCACTTGTCCTAATGGATCAGATTTAGAAGGTGTCCCAGGGTTCAATACACTTGGAGTGATTGAGTTAGCACCTTTCAATGGCACTAAGCCATACGCTTCTTTAGCCACAAAGATCAGTGGATAAACATCGATGTTAGTGGCATTGTCAGCAATCAAACCAGTTGAGGCAACCACTGCACCAGCCGCTTGAAATGGCACCATTAGTGGCGTCAAGATAAAACGAATAGACTCAACAGAGCCTAATTCTTCAGGGCATAATGGTTGACGTGAACCGTAAGACGCAACAGGCGTAAACCCTGCTAATGCACGAATATCGGCTTCCAAGTCAGTATGACCGAAAGCAAGATAACCACCTTCAATCGCTTTTGTTGCATAGCCAGGTGAAGAGGACAACATTGAAGTAACCGGTTTACCGCGATTAGAACGCAAGGCTCTAACAACCGCGCGAACACGATCAAGAGTAATCTTGCTGTTGACAGATACACGAGTAGAGTGACCGATAGTGTCATAGAATACGTTAGTACCCGCTTTGATAGCACCGTACGTAATCATTTCAACCGTTTCAGCGGCTTGTTCACCGGCCATCATCGCTGCATCTTTCAATACAGGATCTTCAGCCAAGTCATCTACTTTGTCAGTGATAGCAATAACCGCACCGTACTGAGCAATTTGCACAGTCACATCTTCATACGTCATTTGTTGAGTAGTCGGTGTAACACCTTCAGTCAGCGCAGTAGTAGAGATAGCGAAAGGCACAGGACGACGAAATTTAACAGTGTCGGCTTTGTTTGATGGAAGTGGTTTAGACTGACCGAATTTAGATAAAACTAAAATAGGTTCAGCGTGAGATAACATCTCGGTTGCAGCCCAAGCTGCCGTTCTTTGACTAATGGTGCCATAAGTAGTATTGGCCATAAATAATTCCTAATATAAAAATAATTGAAAACAACGGTTTGTTTTCCAAAATCTATACAAGGGATTATTATTTGACCGGCCAACACTGCTAGCGGGTTACAAAACCATCATACTGTTTGGTGTTTCCTGCTTAAGGAACGATAAGACTCTGCCTATCGCTTTGCCCTGTCTCCCGACAGTGCCTTACTTCTTCTTGTTCGCGTAGTATTCCCACGCTGAACTAAAGTCATCCGGTGCCGATGATGATTTACTGACACCCTTACTCTGAACTGCCACATTGCCGGCTAATTTAGTTTGCCTTCGTTGTGCCAATTCATTTGATTTGTTCTTTGTGCCTTGAAATGAGCCGATCAGATATTGATAATCACGGGCATCATAACTACTAGACATTGCTTGGATTGCTGAGGGTTGCTCAGTCAACCAGTTTTTATACTCATTACCCGCAACGATATCTCGCCAGTCCGGTATGTTCGAGTCGATAATATTGATTTGGCTATCGATGTAGCGCTGCTCATCTTGACGATCATTTTGTTGCTGTATCGGTGCTAGACGCTGGTCTAAGTCACCATACTTACGCTCAAAGTAATCGATCATGGGCTTTACGATTTCAGGATAGTCCTCCATCGCAACCGCTAGATCATCATCAAACTTCTTTGCTGGTGGGCTTTCGCTATCTAGTTTTTTTTGCAGGGCGCTAACACGGCCTACTTGAGACTTGAAGCTATGCTCAAAATCATCCCGTTCTTTACGCAGGACTTCGAGTTGTTGCTTGAGTGCTTGAGTGTCGTCTACTGAATCTTCGATAACGTCATCAGCACTTGCGTACTCACTATCATCATCAACTGACTCTTTAACGATCTCCTCAATTACTTTTGCATCATCTTCAGCAAAACCATTAAATAATTCTTCAAAATCTTCATCATCACGGCTGTAATCAGCGGTGTTATTATCTGACATGGTGCGTGTCTCCCGACAGGCTTGTTAAGATCAACTGTATTCATTACTGGTGAGTAATGACACAGGTTGTTTGTTTGACAATGACTTTAAGTCAGTCAGTGCCGATACTATTCCTCGGTGATACATTGTTAAATTATAATCCAGTGTGACTGAAGCCAGCTTGCGGCTTGATGCGGCCAGCTGTTCATCAATAAAACTTTCTACTTCTAACCATGTATCTGACGTTGTATCTATCATAATTCTTGTATTATGCTGCGTTACATGTTACCACATTTACGTTTTTTGCAATAGGGGCATTATTCGACTATAAGCCAGTCATCTGAAAGCATGTCTGTTTGTGATGCAAGCCACCCACATAACATCGCTCTACGGCCTTCTGAGTTTGTCGTCCACATGTCAATATGTGGCAGTATCTCGCACTCAGTTATTCCAGCCTTGTAATAATCTGAACCAGGCACCGGGTGAACAATGGGTAAACCTTTTACCAGTAACAACCACATCCCCTTACCATTCCATCCAGCACGAGCAACTTTATTTCCAGCTTTTAACTGTTCAATAGCCCATCCAAATGATCTGTTTTCTTTTTCTACATTCATTATTTTAATTCCAGGTTATACTTATTAAGTTAATTGATTTTTTAGCGCTTTTTAGGTTTACCACGCGGTGGATCATTAGGTGCAATCATTGCTTGGCTAATCATCTTTTCCCGTAAGTCAGGTGGCAACTCTTTACTATCATTAATGCCAGCCCAAGGTGATTGACCATTCAATTCTCTAAAGGCTGCATGACTTGCCGCTTTGTCATAAACAGAGTCAGGGAATTTATCACCATCTTTTGCAGTCAACATGACTGACATTTCTTTTGATGATAAGCCTGGCACCATTGCCGGTATATCGCCTTTGCCAACATCAACACTTAATTCAGTGGAATGTCCACCATCTGGTCGTTGTAGTTCGCCATAATAGCCAACACCTTTAGGTTGATTAGATTGATATCGATTGCCGTAACCATAATCAGGCTGTCCATTCTGTAAACCACGCATAGCTGGATCAGGATTACGATTCGGTAAAACCATGCCATTATTCTGTGGAACAATCACTTCAGGTCCTAACTCCCCTACCAAGTAGGGTTGTCCAGCATTAACCGGTCCACCTGTTGCTCTTGCCTCGATCTGCTGAGTCTCAATACCTTGATTCATTCCTTGTGCTGCAGACTGTGGATTTATTTGCTGCGGTTGATTAGGATCTTGTGGCATACCTTCTTGTGGTAAGGCTGGTGATCCTGGACTGGTGTTTTGCTGCATATTAGGTGCTTGTTGTGCCATATTTGGCGCTACAGTGCTTGGCAGACCATTAGCATCTTTGTAACCTGCACTTTTCATTAGCTCATCACCAATAGGCACTATCTGAGGCATTTGCACAATAGATCCTGCTGTTTGCATAGCACTGAACTGAGTCTTAACATTGATATCCGCTGTTTCTGCAGTGAGTTTATCAATCTTACCCTGCAGCTCTTGAACTTGCAGTTGCATCATGGCGGCTTGTTGTTCTTGCATCGCTTGTTGCATTGGATCGGGTTTATTCTTTTCTGCTTCTAATTCATCATTAGTTTTAACAACATCATCGGGATTAAGGTGCTGTGCCTGTATTGCTTTGCGATACAGTTCGGGATGTTTAGTGAGATCTGAATAGATAGGTTGTAGTGATACTGACATTAGATTAAGCAGTGCTTGTGTTTGAGTCTCTTTCACTAACAGTGCTGATGAGCCTCTAGCATCTACTTCAAAGTCACCTTTGATGGCTTCCTTATCACTGTTCTGCATGTTCCAATCATACATACGCCCTATGAAAGGTTTAGTGATACCATCATCAAAGGCTTTAACGACATTACGCAACACAGTATTAGCAGCATTGAGTAACATACTACGGCCAGCTGCCGTATCTTGTGTGCCACCGACTTCACCTTGAGCTATCATTGGTAAACTGGTAACTTCACTGGCCATGTTCTTAGCGGTTTCAAAGATATTAGATAACTCGGCTTGATGTGAAGCAATTTCATGGCTACCAAACGCATCATTAACACGATGCTCTGGATCGGTTAGCCACCAGACTTTACGGGCTTTAAGATCCCAGCTACCATCTGAAGGTGTTACCAATTCTCTATTGATGATTAATTGCGGTCCAGTTGATAGCGCAGCATTGTCGAGTAACATACGCCAAGCGGCATTAACGATACGTTGCTCATTACGCAATAGATATGGAATACCAAAGCCAAAGACACTGGTATCATCATCTTCATACGCAAATACCGAGTATGGACACTCACCGGTCTCCAGTGGATTCAGATCGGCTTTAATTACAGTGCCATTGATAAATGACACAATCACATCATGCTCGATTAAGTCATCATTCTCAACCATGCAGCCACATGCCTCTAAATCTTCTTTAGTTGCAGGACCATGATATTCCCAGAGTTCATAGCGATTATCATTGATGTTAGCCTGTACACCGGATAACTCACGTATTCGCCCAACATGACTAGAGCCATTGGAATTATTGCGTGCATCAACAGCAATAATCTTTTTGATTTGTTCTTTTAGATAGCCTGGGCGTTTAGACAGTTCGATGAGCTGCTTTTTAGTGACATAACGTCTTTCAAAGAAAAAACCACATTCGTTGATCTTGGTAGCTGACATATCGGGAAACCAATCCCAAACACTAACATGCTCAACGCCTGGCCGGTATTCTTGTACGATATCTAACTCATAGACTGCATTATCCAGCTGCTTCCAGTTCTTACGTGTTCGATTGATGACAACAGGACCTTTGAGAATACCCGTACCAAATAGACATGCATCATGAATAACTTCTCTCGCTATCGTATGATACTTAGCTTCGACTAACTGATCATCAATCTCGCGTGTCATTGCTTCAGCGCGTGCTTGTGCTTCTTTGATTATTCCTTTAGCAAGATCAGCATGAGTGACATCATTGCCCTGCTCATCTTGACCGGCTACTTCCTGATTCATTGCCATTTTCTGCAATTCTGGCACTGGCGTTGGCTGAATAGCCCAGTTAGTATCATCGGAAGGGAATAACATATCAGACAGTCTTGCTTCAGCGCCTGTCGATTTTGATCGTGTGATATTGACAAAAGCCTGGCTACCACCTGATTTCTTCAATCTCTCCAGTGTTTCTGCATCATAATGACCCATGTACTGCTCAAGATCTGATAACCATCGATCTTCAGTTTGCTGCCTAATACCAATTTGCTCTTGTGCTAGACGTGTTAAACGCCAACCCAGTGCCTGTATCAGCTCGCCTGATTCTTCTTCTGCGTTATGTTCGAGTTCGTACTCGTCGTTCTGTTGCATAGTTTGCATATCGTATGTCTCCCGACATTCGTTAAAGTGTTAGATTTAAATAGGTACAATGTTATTTCTGTACCTATTTGTACCTATTTAATAACCGGTAATCGTATCGCCTGTAAAAGTTTCTATCGTCTTAAAATTAGTTTTTCGTGGTGACACAATCGCGCTGAATAACTCTGCTAGTACCCACACCCAAGCATCAGCTCTGTTCGGTGAGCCTCCACCAAGATAGCCAGTCGTAGTGAATGAACACAGCTCATCCTCAAGCTCTGGAAAATAACCACCGTGACAGACTTTCCCTTGCTCATAGAGCGCTGAGATAGGTTCTGCTCTGATATGTTTGCCTCGTGTAGCTGTGACAGCCTTGTAAGGTGTTCGTGGTCTAGCCGTCTGGATAGTATGTCTAACCATATCGCCACCGTAGTTAGCTTCACCGACTACACAATCCGCTGCATGTCGATCATAAGCAGTGGTTGCTATTCTTCCCCATGTTGCTGGTCCAGCTGTCACTGTGCAATCTTCTAATAGATATGCTTTACCATCTACGCCCAAAGCACCGACCACAATACCGATAGCATCATTCTCTTTATTGTCTGTTTCACCGGCACCAGAAGGATCTACGCCCACAATGACACGTATAAATTCTGGATAACCGGAGTCAATGACACGGTTCTCATCAATGTTCTCAAAGGTAAATAGCGCGTTGGGAGTTGCATCGCTGAACTCGCCTAATAAGAAACGTCGCTTTAATCGTGGTGCCAGGCTATTTAGCGTGGCTAAGTAAGTAGTTGATAAGTTTTCCGTGTTATCAGCAGGATTAATCTTAAAACTGGCGTAGTCATCAGGATTTTCGGATGGCTTCTTAGTATCTGGATCCCGTTTCTCAATGAAGCGCTTATAACTCCAGTGTGCTTTGCTCGGTGGATTAAGATCGTAGTAACAGCGTGGCTTTAATTCTGAGCTATGATTACCAATCACTTGCGTTGCTTTCTGTGCTAAACGGGTAATAGATATATCAATAGACGACAAAGGGATCTGACTGGCTTCGTTGTAATAGATCGTGACGAACTCCATACCTAAGATCTTCTCGGTACGTTCTTTATCGTCCAGACCGCCAAACCAGATTTGGCTGCCGTTATCGAACTGCGCATAAAAGTCAGTCTTGTTGAGTGTATAAGTAACACCAGGGTAAGCAATCTGCATGACCTTAGGAAACGTATCCATGATTACCGAGGCTTTGATCGCATTGAATCTGAATCGGAATATCGCATGACGCGAGTTAGCCGCCTTTAATGCTCTAAAGACAACATTGCGAGTCAGTAAGAACGTCTTGCCTGATCGTGAGCCACCGAATAAGCAAATGTGTGTCGCATCACCGGCCAATACTTCCTGCGCTTCTAACTGCTTTGCTGTGAGCTTAAAGGTCAAAGTCTAGCGTCCAGAGCTGAAGCAATAATAGATACTGCACCAGTTACCGCTACTTTCTCAGTATAAAGACCAGCTGCTTTACCGCGATTAGTCTCAGCAGTGACAGCAGGACCATAATTCTCTGCTTCCTCGGCTTTCTTGCTTAAGTGAGCCAGTCTAGCTAAGTGTGATTCAAGCGTTAAACCCGCTGCTGCAATGATAGGTTTCTTGAGTTCTTCCACCCTAGCTGAAACCTCGGTGTCTTTCATTAACCTGGACGCATTGTTTTGCACTGTCTCAGGCTTAGTTGTAGCCTTGACATTAAACGCCTCACGATACGCATCGGCTTGTGTCATTCCGCTTGAGACAGCAATAGCAAAGGCTTCTTGTTTGGGAGTCATAACACTATATCTAATAAAATCATAGCTCTATTATACTATATCTAATGTTTATGCAATATAAGCATATTTATTGTCTTTATTTATTATTTACCGCTTGCGTTACTGGTAACAAGCTGTTGTAATAGACACCTACCCTAGGGTGGGCGACATAAACATAAACTGGAGATTGAGATGGAATTATTTGCTAAAGACGTAATATTTGGAGTGGTATCAGATTTATATAAAGCGGGTACTGATGAAGATGGTGATTTTATTGCTGAAGCTTATTTTGTGATGGCTGAGGATTCTAAGGGTCGTCGTTGGACTCATTGCGAATCATTTGAAGGTGCTGAGCAAGTTGAGGCTGATGATGGTTGGTGGTATTGGTCTGATATAAGAGAAGAGGCTAAGTCTAAAGCTGAGTTGATTGTTTCCTTATTAGAAGTAAGCCGATCAATGGATGGATTTAGACGCACAGAGTCAGCTTATGGATCAGAAGCCTACTCTCAGGATGATGAAGATGAGTTGATGGATTTTGAAGCTAGAAAAGAACTGGTTGGGCGCTGATTGTTTTAGAGCCAGATCAAGAATACGATGAATGTGTCGCAGATCATACTGATAATGATTTTATGAGCGACTGGTGGAATGTTTACACTATCCCTAACAAAGAAGCTTACACTACTAAGTATCTAACTTTTGATACTAGCATTTGTGCCAAAGACTATATCTAACTAACCACGCCCCAGAAATGGGGCTTTAACTATCTGGAAAATATGAATAAATCTGAAGCAGCTCAGGCTCTAGCCGCTCTACGCAAGACCGAAACCAAGCCCTGCGCTCAGTGTGGTGTAGTCTTCCTAGGTATGATACGTAAGACTCTTTGCGAGTCATGCCGCAATAAGAATAAAACTAATGCGTATAACTTACGTAAAAAGGAGAATAAAGATGAAAGTTGAAGCCCTTAACCGGGGCTTTTCTTTGTCAGGCAAAAAATATATCTAATTAATATTTTAAAAAATAGATAGAAAATTACATTAAGTAAGTTGGCCGAATTCGGTTAAGTTATAACCGATTCGGTTGATACGAACTCTCATCACTCTTGAACTTCACGTTCTTCTTCCGATTCTTGTTGCTGGTTTTCAACGCCATTAAAAATACCCATCCTCATCTTTATCAAACAGGTCTTGAAACTTTTTGGCAATTATCTTGACGATCATACCTGTGACACCAATGACACCAATGCACAGTGCGATTA